AAAGACTCTAGTTCCACCAATCATTCTAGTTCCATAAATTACAGGAATATTTGCGTCATTAGATTGTTTGTTTAATAAAATACCTTTTTCAAAATTATCAAAGTCGTTTGTTCCAAAATCAGGTAGTTCAGGAACTTTAGGTCGCATTAACCAAGCTATAGCAACACTAATAACTAATGAAACAATAGGATTAACTCCTAAAAATTTTAAAACAGGAGATACAAATTTTGCCGCCGCTTTAAAAGGATTAAAACCCATTATTCTCTACCCCATTTAACATCTTGTACTGTTTGTGAACTAAAGTTCATTCCAACATCTGTACTAAAAAATCTTTGTTGTGATGTGTTGTTTGTTTTGCGACCATTTTTTTTATCAAAGTCAGCCCAATGTGATACTACTGCTAAATTAACTACACTATCTGTATCAGACTCATTGACACTAAAACTTTCTATGTTTCCAGCATATAAAAGAAAAGGGTCTGCAATAATAGAATTATCGTCTGCTAATAAACCTCTAAAAATAGTCACAGCATCATTAACTACATTTTCATTTAAAACTACTGATATAAATGTTTGGTCTGCACCTGATAAAGATATTGTTAAACTTGATTTAGTTACATCTGCTTGTTCAGTAAAATTAGAAAAACCTAATATAAAATCACTTACAGAATAAGTAACTGAACCACCTGATATTGAAGAAGTTAATGGAAATGAGCAATCAGTAATATTGACAGGAGTACCAAAGCCAAGTGTGATAAGATGGAATGGTCTAATATCATTTGTTGCTAGTTCGTTCTTTAATGCTGTCGTTAGGCTTCTCGTCATGTTCCTCAAATGTTCGTCTGTTAATTTTTATTGCATCATTGACCATATAACGAGCATTTTTTGATGGTTCGCTATATTTACCTTGATTAAAGGATTGAGAGTTGAAGTCATCAGCATCTATTATTTCTTCAGCTAAAAAATCAACACTTATCCAATACTTAACTTTATATTTCATCTACAATGCTTCTTCAACATCAAATTGATATTCGTAATATAATTTGCCCTCGTTATCTGCACCTGATACTCCAAACTCTTGAATGTCTGTTGTTAAAGAAACTGTAAAAGGAACATTGTCATAAGTAACTATTGAATCGTTTGCTAGTGCTACCAATAAAGGTGGTTCTATTGTAACTGTTGAAGCATTACTAGAAGAAGTTACATCTGCAACAACCATATATACTTTACTATGTGAAGCAAACTTTAAAAAATCTCCAGCCCTAAATTTGTGTGTTCCATCATTATTATGTCCATCAACTGCAATCGTTGTATCTCCAACTGCGTGAACACCATTAACTAAAACTGTTCCTGACTCGTTACCTCTAGCATCTTCAAGTTCTGGTGGGATAATTGTAAAGGTTTCTTTCTGGCCTCTTTGTTTCATTATAAAAGCCATTAACTCTCCATAAGTGCTTGATCTAGTTCCAGTAATAATTTGAACTGTAAAAGCAAATCTTTGATTATCTATTTGTCTAACTAATCTTTTACCTGATACTGATTTAGATATAATAGTATTTTGAATAGACTTTATTCCTAAAGTTCCAAATTTAGCAGTTGATATAGGGAAAGCACCTGACATTATATAATACTTTTCGCACCTCTCTCATTTACAGCTTGATTAATTAATTGAGTTATAGTTCCTCTGCTTTGAGTTAGTAGTTCATCAAATCCTCTAGCATCTACTGTATTAATATTAAAATTAACTGTTGTACTTCCACCATTTCCTGTGCCTCTAGCTGATTGTGTTATTTGTCCTGTTGAGTTTGGTATAAACATTTCTGCACCTTGCTCTCCAACTACGATTGGTTGTCCTTTAGATACTGCACCACCTTTAGCCATAAAAGGTATTCCACCACCACTACCACCAGATAACATATTAAGCAAAATTTGTCTTTTTAGATTAGTATTTTGTTTTCTTATTAAATTATCTTTTTCTTCTTCTTTTTTTACAATATCTCCTAATAATATTTTTTCTATTCCAAGTAATGCTATTCTCTCAATAGTTTTAGAAATAATATTTATTAAAATTTGTTGTGCTAATTGTTTAAATGTAACACTTAACTCTTTTCCTAAAACAACTGATTCTGCAATAGATTTAGAAATACTTTGAGTTATTGATTTTATTTGCCCTACTATTTCTTTTTCTATCTTAAATCCCTCGTTTAGTTTTTTAACTTCTTCAACAATCTTTTCAAATAATGTTTTTTGTTTAACTAAATCAAAATTTACTTCTTTAATAACTTTTTTACCTTTTTCTATTTCGATAACAAAAGGAACATCAAAACCTAATAATCTTTGAATATCTTCTATCTGTCTTTTAATAAAATTAGTTGCGTTACCAACTGCTCTTATTGCACCAGCTAATGCTCTTACAGCAAATACTAAAACTTTACTTATTGCTCTACCTATTGTTTCAAATGCACTTGCATTTTCTTCTATAAACTGATTTAAACTTTTAAACTCTTTTTTAAGTTCATCAAAAAAACCAGCACCAGCAATTCCTCTTTTAAAATTAAATAACTTATCTCCAAGCATAGACAAAGTTCCTGTAAATGTTGTAGCAAGTTCATCTGTTGCATTACCAAACTTTCCACCTTTACCAAAAACTTTTTGAAATGCTTTTACAGTTTCTTCTGCTGTAACAGTTGCACCAGCTTTAAAACCAAGCATATCTCTAACACCTTTTTCTCTAAAAATATCTGCCGCACTTATACCACCAGCGAATGATCTTTGTATTTGTTCTCCAGCAGTTCTAAAATCTATTCCTGTAACTGCCGCAACATTACCTGTTATTTCTAAAATTTTTGCAAGTCTTTCAGAATCCCCAGCAACCACTGCTAAATTTCCTGATGCTTCTTGAATTTGCTCTAATGAAAAAGGAACTTTAGAAGCAAAGTTTGACATTACTTCAAATGCTTTAGCACCCTCTTGAGTACTACCAAATAATTGTTTTAATCTAACATTTAAATCTTCTATGCTTCTTCCTGTATTAACAAATGATCTAACTACAAGACCAGCACCTAAACCTATAAAAGCACCTTTTAAACTAAATACAGCATTTTTTAATCTACCTAGACTTCCTTGTAACTTACCAAGTGCTTGTTTGGTTCTATCTTTTGCTACAATGTCTATTTTAAGTTGTTGTGCCATAATTTATTATCTGTGTTTTGCTATTCTATCTTGACTTTTATACTCATCTTGCTCTTTTTTCAAGTAAGCTAACCATAAATTATAATGGCTAACAGGCATATCTAATACTTCTTGAATTGTTATGTGAAGTCTGTCTGCTACTACTAAAAGCGACCTAATGTCAGGGTCGCTAATTACTTTTTTTCGGCATCCTCGTAATTAGTGTCTAAAAGAATTTTATTAGCAATATTTGCAATAACATTAGAATCTGCTTTCTTTCTTAAAGCAAGTTTATCAAAAGGTTCAAAGGCTTTAATCATTTCTCCCTTGTCGTTTTTGACTTGGAGTTTCATTATAAGTAAATCAACAAGAACAGTTAAGTCTTGAAAGTTACTAGACTTTTTAAAAATTATGTTTTTTTCTTCAAGGGTAAGTGGTTCAGAATAAAATATACTCGGATTACCATGCTCGTCTTTCCACTCATCAACTTCAATAGTAATAGTTTTAAGAGTTTCGAAATGAGTCTTTACTCTATCAATAACTGACATAAATTAGGATTAGACAGTACCTCTAGTTAATCCACCTGTGCCTTGAAATGTAACTGATCTAGTAGTTATTCCATCTAAAGTAACATTGACACTCATTCCTGTAACAATTCCTGAACCTGTAAAAGTTTCATCTCCTGAAGAATTACCCTCTGGTGCTAATATAAAAGCTATTGTAGTTCCAGCAGTTAATGTTTGTTGTGGAGAATCAGTTTCATCATAACTCATTTCTAAAGTACCAGAGAATGAAGTTCTACCAGCAACAAAAGATTTAGTTGCATCTGTTAAAGCTGTGTCCTCTACTACATCTCCAGTTGTTTCTAGTGT